ATTTATCAGAAGTCTCGTCCCATACGAATTGTTTGTTAGTAGATGTTCCTCTTTCAATTGTGATACCACCATTCTGAGATGGTGTTCCAGTTTCGTTACTATTAAGAACAATAATATTATCAGCAATATTTACTGTTTCTGAATTTACTGTAGTTGTAGTTCCTTGAACAATAAGATTACCAGTTACAACAACATTTTCACCAACATTAAGTTGACCAGTTACCGTAACATCATCTGGAAGACCGACTGTAACTGTTCCATTTGAACGAGATACATTAACTTCGTTTGATGTTCCACTAACAGCAAGAACAGCACCAGTAGTTGCGTTCTTTAATGATACCGCACCAGACGATACATCAAAATCACCAGAATCGAATGAAGCAACACCTCGTGTAGAAGTAGTAGCAGGGTCAATGACATCGTCGTATGTTGTGCCAGTAGCAGTTGTAATTCTTAAATTGTTATTTGCTGAACTGTATGAGAAACCAGTTACACCCGCAACAGCAGTATTTGAAATACCAATAATCTGACCTTGTTTGTTCACTGAGATAACTGGAACTTGTGAACCACTACCGTGTGTTTCAAAAGTTGAGATGTTCATTGTGTTAGCAAGTTTTGCTGACCTTATCTCACCATCAGCAATCGCATTGTTAACATGCAAAGAACCATCACTACCAAATATTGTTGTAGTTCCGAACTGAACTGTGTTGTAGTAATGAATGTTATTAGCATAGATGTGACCCCACTTACTTGAAGTAGAACCTAAATCGTGGTCATCACCTGCTTTAGGAATAATGTTATTAACAAATACACCAGTCGTATCAATTTGGTCAGAAGAACTGTCACCTAAATGAGTATTACCAGTCATATGTAAGTTTATGAATGTAGCATCAGCAGCCGTAAAGGCAGCATTTGCTGGAACTGTAAATGAACCAGTTACAGTCAAACTACCAGTAATATCTGTGTTACCTGCTACTTGTAAGTTTTCACCTACCTTAAATGATTTCTTAACCTCACCTTGATAACCAGTTGTTAAAGAACCACCAATACCAACACCACCAGTTGTCTGAATTGTGTTACCAGTGATAGCACCATAAGATGAGATACTTGCCATTGTTGTATTAGCAGCATTTGTAACATTCAATGCTGAATCACCAACATTATCTACAAGTGTTACATTTAAGTCTGAATCACCAACTGTTCCTGAGTGTGCTAGGTAGATAGAAGCACTATCAAACCCTGCTGAGAATTTAACTGAAGGTGAAGCACCAGTAATAAAGTTACTATTAGCACCAGATAAAATAATGTGTGCTGAGTTAGTAGATAAATCTGAAATTTGTCTTAATGTTAACGGTTCAAAATCTAAACCAACTGAACCAGACTTTCTTAAGAATTGACCTGCCGAACCACCAGTAATACGAAGTCTGGTGGACGACCCTAAATCAAAAATTTCAGCACCAGTAGTATTGATAATAACATTACCACTGATTGTAGTGTTAGCACTAATTGTTAATGTAGTAGGTGAGATAGTTGTGTTAGAAGCAATAGTGATAGAAGAGTCGGTTGATGTGTTACCACCCTTAATAGTTGTTGCTCTTAATTCATTAGCAGTAAAAGTTCCTTTGATGTGACCATTACCAGTAGATACCCCACTACGATTCGCAGAACCTGCCCTCGAAACGGTAACCACATTATTTGAAACAATAGTTGCTACTTCATTGGTGTTATTTCGCCAAGTATTAAAACTATCGTTCAGAGTTGTATTAGAAACTGAAATTGCCATATCTATCTACCTATTAATTCTTTTAATAATTGTTTAATCTCCTTCACATCTTCTTTAAGAGATTCTATCTCATTGTCTTTCTTTCTTAGCATCTCTCTTCTTGCTTTGTAGTTTTCTAAACTAGAAAGACTTGAGTTGAGGACTGCGTTAGAATTTGTATCTCTAACTAAACCGTCCTCATCTTTTATTTTAACTTCATTCATCTATTTATTACTTCTGCAGAGCAATCGCACGCATGTCTTTTACTAGAGGAACTTGGTTAGTTCCACTTGAAGTCATTACAATCTTAATAGCAAAGGTCTTAAATGTCGCATGAATAGAACCATCACCTGCTCTATATGTTACAACCTCATTATTAGAACTGTTAAGTCTAGCATGAGAGTTAGCAGTTGTTAAGAAACCTTGACCATCAGTATTCGCAGCAAACCCAAATTCAAACTCTTTGAAATCTGAAGTATCTACAGAGTCAGAGAATGTATTACTTGAAGTTAACTGAACGAGTGGTGAATAATCTTTATCACTAAATCCTTCAGCATCTTCTGGATTATGAATACGAGCATAAACTGTAATATCTGTTCCAGACGGTTTGTAAGATGTTAAGAAAACTTTCAAGTCTTCAGCATCTTGACCATCTGCCAATTCTACTGGTTTAGAGATATATCTCATTGAAGCAGAACCGACTTCTTTGTGTTCATCAGTATTTGTATTATTGATAATGTTTTCAATAATCAAACCGTTTGTTCTAGCAGTATCGATAACTGGTGAAAGGTTAGAATCAGAAGAACTAAATGTTCCTTTCAATACTAACGATTTACGAGAATCACTAACTGGTGTTAGACTACCTTCGTTTGTCTTAGAGTAAACTTTCTTTTCACCATCTAAGAAATTATTCTCAATACCTAAATCGATATTTGTAAATGATGAACCAATCACTCCAGAAGTTGATGTTGTTCTAGCAGACCACGATGATGAAGTATTACCAAAGTTAATCTGTGGAACTTTCGCAACTAGAGAGTTAAGAACTAAGTTATCTACTGAAGTTACTCTAGCAGTAGCACCAGATACTTGACCTCTGATATAACCATTTGCGTGGTTACCAGTTGAAGTATCGATATAAATCTTACCATTTGTAGAGTCTACAAAGTTTACAAAACCAGTGTTAGCAGAAATACTTACAGAGTTAATCTGTCCAGCACCACTTGTAAAGTTAGAACTATAAATGTTAAATGTAGTATTTGAACTAGCTGCTGATGTCCAACCACTTGTGCCATATGGGTCAACACGAACGATACAAGTTCCGTTAGCATATTCTTGAACAATCTCTCTGACTGTTCCATTAGCACTTGAAGTTGTATTCGCAATAACTGTTCCTACTGTAATATATTGTCCAGCAGCATTACCAGTTACACCTTGAATCGCAACTAGAGATTCACCTACAATCTTCTCACCGTTATTAAATGTTCCATAGAAATTATCAGCACTGAAGAAATCAATATTATCATTCTCCATATAAACTGTTCCTGAAGTGTCGAACGATGCTTTGTATAATGTGTATTTAATATCTTCGTCTTGGATAGGTGACCAAGTCTTATTATCAGCAGACGAGAACATAATACCAGTAGCAGGTTGCTTATTGATTAATTCATTCGTATTGATATCAGTGCCACCCATCTTACCTACCCATAGAGTATAGTCGTCTGAGTTACCTCCAGGAATAACTGAGAAACAATAATCAGTATTATTTTTCAGATATACTGGTGAATCAAATGTGAATGTTGTAGCAACTGACGCTGAATTAGCGTAAGCATTTACTGAACTTGGTTGTAAAGTCTTAGAACCATAAGGAACAATAGTTTCAGTTGGGAAACCACTATTCATTTCTCTAATCTGAACTGTGATTGGATAAGTAGAAGACTTCTTACCAAAGAATAAATCCATCTTAGTAATGAATACACCATCAGAATCAGTATCGGTCAATACACTAAATGATTGACTTAATGGGTCTGGAGGTGAAGGAGTCCAAGAGTGAACTGAAGTAAATGTTCTATTGTCAGATACTCTAGCAGTAGCAATTTGCGGTGTCTTAATGTTAATTGAAGAACCTCTTTGTGTAATATCTAAACCGATAGAAGTATAATCACCGTGAGCAGAAGTTGTTACTAAATCACCTTGAGTGATAGCATTTGAAATATCTTTTAATTCAAATCTTCTTGTTCCTACTCTGAATTTTAATTCTTCATCATTAGGTATTCTGAATACACCATAGACATTACCATTTGAATCGGTAGTTAATGTAGAACCTTCAACCGCAGTATTTGCGAATGAAGAGTTAGCAGGTGTGCAGTATGTAGAAACATTCTCATCATCAAAGAAAGCAAACACACGAGTGTTAGGTTTCATTCTAGTTCCAGTGAACTGAACTAGACGAGAACGCATATAATCTCTAACTGCTACATTTTCTACAAAGTTACCAATAGAGAATGTCTCAGTAGAAGGTGAAACAAAAGTTGATACACCATTTCTGATTTGTTCTGTTTGAGTAGTTGTAGTAAATCTATTACCACTTTGTGTAGTATTTCTATTTGTGGAAGTTGTTCTCCAATTACCCCAATCAATACCAGTAATACCAGTGCGATTTGCGATATCTTCGATAGCAGAATACATACCATCAAAATCAACTTGGATGTCTGGGAGTGTGGTGGTATCACCTAAGTTGTCGATTGATGGGTTTAGTAAAACTTCACCTTGCCAGTTGAATGTTAATTCTTGAACTGGGTTTCTTTGCTTACTAGCATATGGTTGTTTACCCATTTCAGCATGTGAATAAGATAGAGTTACTAAATCACCAGTCTTAGTAATATTAGTAGAAGTAAATGACAAGTCTTTAGATAGACTTACATCTGCTCTATTAAATGTAGGTCTAAGAAGTGTGTTGTTTCTATCAATAGCAGCACGGTAACCAACCTTATCTCTATCAGCAAGGTTATGACCGTCAAAGTTATCTACGAAGAAACCATTCTTAAATCTATCTAAACCAGTTGAACCGAAGATTTGTTTATTCTTAGCACTTGCTTCTAGCGAATTAAGTGATGAATAATACTCAAGGTTCTTAACTCTTTCTTCGATAGCACGAAGGTCTTTCATCGTGTATCTTCTGTTGTTTTCTAAATCTAGTGTTACAGCATAATCACTTCTTTCATATACTTTAGAAACATATGGTGAAAGTGATGGATATACTGGAACATTTAAAACACCTAGTGTCATTGAACCACCTAACTCATCTGGAGTCTTAGGTGTCAATGCTGGAATACCTTTTGTAACTTCAACCTTACCTTCTGGAGTTAATACTACTCTATCTTTACGAGGTAGATAGTATTGTAAATCACACTGGAAGTTTTCGTCAGGAGTTGGCATGTGTGAACCAGTTGACTGAATCGCAAAACTTGTTAGTGTTGATGGGTTAGTCGGTGCTGAAGCAACAGTTCCAGTTGAAGATGGAGCAGCAGTGTTTGCTTTAATAGGTCTAAAGTCTACAGCATCTCTCAAGTCATATGACTTACCACTTGTTGGTGATACGAATACTGGAAT